TCCAACCAGATACATCGCTAACAATTTCTTCTGTTGAGTTTTGGAAGGCAGAAGTTCAGCCATTTAATATGGATCGTGTCTGGTCTAGCGTAACAACGACTAATGACGGGCGCACATGGATTGGCTCAATGCCAGTAGCGGATAACTCTAAATATCTCTTTGCTTATGCAAATATCATCTATACAAATGGAGTTGTTACCTCAACAAGATTCAATGCAATAATTCCTAATAAACTAAATTAACAATGAACTCAGATAGTGGATTTTCACATGGAACGGGGTATGCTGGCACGATCTATAGCGTGCTTGCAGTTGCAGTATCTATGCTCCCAGAACTTGACATTTGGTTCCGTATCCTAGCCTCTCTGAGTGCGATTGCTGCCGCATGGGTGTCTATTTACATCATGCTTGCTCGTTTCAAGAAAGATAAGGAAAAGGAAAAGTGAAATATCTTACAATAATTCTGCTTGCGTTTGCGCTTAATTCATGCGTCAATATTCCAATACCGCCAGCAGGACAGAATCAAGGTAAACTCGGTTCAGTTCAATTAAAGCTGTCGGCATCCTACATCCCATACATCGACCCAGATAAACCAAAAGAAGATAAACCAGCAGAAGACCCAAGTGTGATGTATGCTTGGGAACACTTCTCAAAAACAATAAAAGACAAATAATATGAAAATCGTAAATGTTCTGATTGAGAAATTGAGTGAGAATAGCACATGGCGTGGGCTAATTTTGGTTGCGACTGCTCTTGGCGTGAAACTTGATCCCGCAATGCAAGAGGGAATTTTGGCGGCTGGGTTGAGCCTCGTTGGACTCATCAATATCATCCGCAAAGATAAAAAATAAATGTTAGAAAAACTAATTGCCATTGCGGAATCGCAAGTTGGCGTTAGAGAGATTGGCGGGAATAATCGCGGAGATCAAATCCGCGAGTATCAGAAAGCAACTGAGCTTGCTCCGGGTGCTTGGCCTTGGTGTGCCGCTTTTACGGATTGGTGCATCAAGGAATGGCTTGAAGATTCTCAAGTTATTAAATGGCTCAATCTGAAAAACAGAACCCCCGAAGAGTGGCGACCAAAAACTGCGCTTGCTTATGGATTAACTGCATGGGCAAAGCAAAGACCAAATACAACTCGTATTTTCACTGAAAAAGATAAAGCAAAACTTGGAGATATTGTAACATTCGACTTCTCTCATGTTGGTTTTGTTGTCAGTGACAATGGAATCTGGATAGAATGTCTAGAGGGAAATACTAATGGCAAAGGTGAGAGAGATTCAGAGTCTGGTGATGGCGTTTGGAGAAAAATAAGAAAAAAAACTCTTGTAAAAGATTTAATTCGTATTAATCCAAGCGGCTCCATCAATAAATAAATGGCAAACATAAATCATAAGTGGAAGCGGATACTAGCTGTGTCTTGCTCCCATGCTCGTTATTGTGACCGCGAAGCATGGAAGGCAGTAATGTCTTTCAAAGAAAAATACAAACCAGATACAATTCTTCATCTCGGAGACTTTATTGATATGTCTGCGCTGATGGCGAATGGTGCTGGTTCTGGAAGCGATGGAGATGAGGTAACTCCAGACATTGATACTGGGCTAACTCATCTCCGCGAATTGATGGCTGGATGTAAAGACCCATACATACTTTGTGGAAATCACGAAGATAGAGCTTGGAAGCTCACAAATAGCAAGAATGCTGTAACACAATATTGCGCTCACAAGATTGTTTGTGCGATTGAAGATACATCAAAAAAACTAAAAGCTCGTCTCATTCCATATTCTGGTATTGAACAAATTGTTGATATTGCAGACATGGGTTTCACGCATGGAACTTGCTTTGGTGAATCAGCCGCTAGAGACATGGCGGAGCAGTATTGCGATAGGAATAGGCGCAAGATAATCATGGGGCATACCCATCGTGTAGCAATTCAAAATGCACGAACATATCATGGTGGAACCTGCTACAATATCGGAACTCTTACTGCTCGCGGCGCATTAGAATATGCTAAAAATCGCAGAAGCACATTCAGTTGGTGTCAAGGATGGTTGTGGGGCGAGTATTGCGAATCACTACATCAATCCTCGCTTCAAATTACACAACGCGCAAAGGGAGATATATGGAGATTGCCCATATGACACCAAATGATTTCTTAAAAATCATCCAGCAAGAATCTATGCCATTGGATAAGATTCCTGATGGCTGGTATTCCGCTATTGAATTAACAAAAATGTGGGGAGTGACTATAAGTAATGTCCAGAAGAAAATTAAAACTGGAAAAGAACTTGGATATGTTACAGAGAAGAAGTTCTTGATTAAAAGAGATCGCATAATGAGGATTCCTCACTACAAATTCCATGAAAAAGAAAATAATCAAAAAGACAATCAACGGAAAGTCATGGAAGATACGATTGGGTCACGCAGGAAAGACAAACGGAGTCGATAACGATGGAATTTGTGACTATTCAAGTAGAACTATTTTCATTAATCCAAAATGCGAAAGGTCAATGTTAAATGTTCTATGCCATGAATTGCTTCATGCGAGGTTTCCCGACCTTGAAGAGGAAGCCGTCGAAGATATGGGGACGCTTCTGGCGGAGAGCTATGAAGAAATGGAACAAATTTCTTGATATGTTTTGACAAAGTAATTTCAAACAATTAAATCAACGAAATTATGTCCTGCAATTGCAATAATTCCACCTATGTCAGCACTTGCTGCCCTGACACTCCCTACCCGCAGGTATCGCATGAAAGCGTTCCAAGTTTGATTGATAATCTTGTTTATGCTCTTTATGGGACTATTGAAAAGTCTGTTGTAAGTGGCCGAGTTGTTTGGAATATTCCATGTGATCCAACTGATGATCCTGCATCAATTGTTGATTTTCCAAGGCTTGAAGGCGAAGGATTGCTGTGCTACATCATCCGTTATTTTAACTATGTTTCCCCAATTATTGATGATGTAGTCACTATTTCTGGCAATCAAACAATTACAGGTCAGAAAACATTCAACTGGATTAAACTGCCTGTAGGAACAACTGCAACTCGTCCAACTGGTCAAACGGGTCTTGTTCGCTTCAATACTGATCGAAACCAATTTGAAGGCTACAACAACACAACATGGTCTGGTATCGGAGATCAACCTGTAGGCGGTGGAGTAAATCGTGTTTTCTTTGAAAATGACATTACAATGACAGACAATTACACTATTACTTCTGGCAAGAACGCAATGTCAGCAGGGCCAATCACAGTAAACTCTGGAGTAGTATTGACAATCCCAGCAGGAAGCGTTTACACAATCGTATAATATTATGTCATTAATTCTCGACGGAACAGCAGGTTTGTTTGGCAATGTAACTGGAGGAGACATCTCTGGAAACATCATTGGACTGAACGGAAATTCTATTCCAGTAACTGCTACTGGCAGCACGACTGCTCGTTCGCTTGCAAACAGGTTTGCTGATGTGGTCAATGTAAAAGACTTCGGTGCGGTTGGTGATAATATAACTGATGATACGACTGCAATCCAAAATGCTATTAACTATGCAACATCTGTATCATCTGATATTTATTTTCCCAAAGGAACATTTAAAACAACTGGAATAAATCTTACTTGTGGATGTTCATGTAATTCTGGTGCTGTTATAATAAATCCAACAAATGCTACAACAACAGTAAGAATACCTCCCGGAAATTATACTGGAAGGGCATTCTATATTCCACAAATTGCAGGAGGATTGAATGGACTTTTAATTGATGGGGCAAGCCTTGCTGTTATATATTTAACAAATATTTCAAATGTGGTAAATGGATTACATTTACAAGTAAGTAATTCTGGAAATACTACTGTAGATAATGATATTTATTTTAACACAATCAATAATTGCTCTGGATCAGCAATTAAATTTTCTTGGCTTACAACAAGTTTAACTGGTGTTTTTCAAGGAAATATTATCAGAGGAAATTTCATTATTACTGTTAAATACGGAATTCATTTTTATGATGCAAATAATGGAGCATTAGGCCCATTGTATTGGGACGATACTATTATAGATGTTGCCGCCATCGACAATACTCCAACATATTCGGGGAATATAGGAATTTATGGAGAACCCAATCTTCCTCCATCAAGGTTTTTAGTAAAAGCAGAAAATTTCTTTGGAGGAATGGATCGTTGCATTGTTGGCGGATCACAATGGAGTAGATTTTATTTAGGATTCGATCAAGCTAATCTTGATTATAGTGATTTTGCAATTGCTGGAAAAGGAGTTACTATAATTAATACAGCAGAACCTTTTGATTGGAATCCTACTTTTAACACGCAATGGATTCCATTAACAACATCAGTCAATACAAGATCATCTTTTAATGGTGGCATTACTCCAAACAGAAATAGATTTGGTGTTTCGGTAACAATTCCAGTTGGTGGTTGGACTTCTGGAACTGAACAAACTTTTTTTGCATATCATGCTTTTTTAACTAATTATCTACCAGAAATAAAAGTTGAGCCGTTATTCACAGATAGTAATCTTTCTGTCTTGTGGGCTATTGAAAATAGCACTACGGGACTTGGCTCCCCATCTGGAGATATACCATATCCAAACCAAATAGCAATTAGATTTAAAGCAATAGGGAATGTTCCTGCTGGAACATATACTATGTTTTTGACTGTCCATCATACACCTTAAAAAATATGGAAAATAATTACTTCACATCACAATCATCTCAAGAAGTTCCAGAAGCAGAAATGCTAAATAAAGAAGTTGATTCAAACAAAAGACGCGAAGGAATTCGTGAGGTTTTTAAAAATCAATCAGATGAATTTCAAAAATTGATTGATATTGCTAAACAAAACAATCCATAAACCATGAGTGCAAACATTAAAGCATCACTATGAGTCTCATCAAAGCAAACGCAGTCCAAGTAGGACAATCACCGACAGCAACGCAAAACTTCACGCTGGCAGTCCCATCGTCACCAGACGGCACGATTAAGCTGGCACGGGGCAATGCAGGCGCAACTACGCAGGATGTGTTGAGTGTAGATGCAAGTGGAAATATCAATGGTCTTGTTCAAGCTACTGGTAGCACAACCGCTCGCTCGCTTGCTAATCGCTTTGCGGATGTAGTCAATGTGAAAGACTTTGGTGCGGTTGGTGATGGAGTTGCAGACGATACAACTGCAATTCAAGCTGCAATAACTGCCGCGACTCCAAATAAAACAATATATTTTCCGGGAACAGGAAAATATAAAATAACATCTACAATAACTGTCCCTTCTACAGTAAAAGTAAATTTTGCAAGCAACGCATCAGTTGTTCCATATACATCATTTATTGTAAATGGTATTCTGTATAGGGATGGATTTTCACCATATGATAGAATTGAAACAGGCGATCCTGTTGGATCAAATGAACACGGAAGATGTTTTGAATTCAGAACAAATTCTGAAGAAAGATCAAATTCTGGTGAGTATAATTATTCAAATATAACAATATCAAAAGATGAAGTTTCTTATGATTCGGGTGGAGGAAAAGTTGCTGGTTTAATTGTAAACCATAATTTTGGTGGGCCAAAGTCAAGCGGAGGCAGACACGCTATTCATGGAAGAGCATTACATGGATATGGTGGGCCAGCAACACAAGGGCCGCCAAATCCAGCTACAATAGACAGAAATTATGTTGGAGTAGTTGGTCAGGTTCTAACAGATGCTTGGGAAGGTGGAACGGCAGGCTCTCCCAAAGGAGCATTTTTTGGAATTAATGCTTATGCTGGAGCAGGTGGAAACTCAACATATATTTTTAACCTTACCTCTGGAGAATTTAATACAGATATTGCAACTGGAGATGTGAATCGAGTTTTTTATCATTCTGGAATTCAAATTGCATCTAACATTGGAACAAGGGGAACATTTGTAGATGCAGCAATAAGCATTAGCAATCTTGGCGGTTCTCCCAACACATGGAGTAATGGCATTTTAATGGGAGCGCAAAATGGAGCGAATGCTCTTGGAACTGACTCTACTGCTATTAAGATAAATTCACCGCATAACACCACGATTGATGTTACCGGAATTAATGTTCCATATATTTTAAAATCAAATAATGTAGAAATATTCAATCAGGGAATTAATGGGGAAATTAATTTAGGAAGCAAAACTGCTGTAAGCTCTCCAAGAATTAATTTTTATACTAATGGGACAAATGTAATAGATTCAACTATAGCAACTGGAATTGGTGTAATTGCACTTCAAGCACCTTTAACTACAGTGCGAACAATTTTACCAGAAGTAGACAATTTAACTTTTTGTGGAATTGCATCCAAACGCTGGTCTGCTGTATATTCTGCTGGTGGAGTTATTACAACATCAGATGAAAGATCAAAACAAAATATTGAATCAATATCTGATAAGGAAAAACTTGTTGCTCAAAAATTAAAAACTATTATTAAAAAGTTTAAATTTAATGATGCGGTAGAAAAAAAGGGAGACAAGGCAAGAACTCACTTTGGCGTAATTGCACAAGAAGTTAAATCAGCATTTGAAGATCAAAATTTAAATCCAGACAATTATGGATTGTTTTGCTACGATGAGTGGAATGAAATTAAAGATTCGTTCAATTCAGATGGAAGCATTTCAATTAAAGGAAATAAAGCTGGAAATATTTACGGAATCAGATATGCTGAACTTTTAACATTTATTATATCAACATTATAAATAACATGAAAATTGAATTCAACGAACAACAATTGCAGGTATTGAGCGCAGCATTGGTAGAATTGCCATATCGTATGGCAGCACCATTGATTCAACACATCAACCAACAAATTAAAGAGCAGCAGGCGTTGGAATTTGACGCTCGCAGAGAAAAAGCAGAAAATCACCCACAAGTATGAGCGCAAACATTAAAGCATCAGTAGACGGAACACAGGCAATCATCGGCGTAGGTGGCGTTGACCAGATGACAGTGAGCAACGCTGGCGTAGTGACGGCAAACAGCTTTGTAGGGCTAAATAGCTCCAGCGTGACGGCAACTGGATCGACTACGGCAAGAACATTGGAAAATAGGTTTTCTGATGTCGCTAATGTGCTGGATTTTGGTGCTGATCCTACTGGAGCAGTTGATTCTTCAACAGCATTTCAAAATGCTTTAAATGTTATACAAACAAAACCCAATGGTGGAACTCTTTTAATTCCACCGGGAACATATAAAGTTAATCAACAATTAAACTATTCAAACAATAATCTTTCAATTCTTGGATTCGGTAAGGGGGTATCTAAAATAATTAAAACTGTTTCAGATCCAACTGGAAATATTTTTAATTATACAACATCAACTTTAAAAATTTTAATTGTAAAAGATTTACAATTTCAAGTTACTGGTAATCCCGGTAATGCCGGAACAGCAATTAACGCTACTTGGCCTGTTGGATTAGGAGCAAGCACTTGTTGTCATATTGCAAATTTAGACTTTGGATATTTTAATGGAAGTGGAGCAAATAACAGATTTTTAAACTGCCTTAAACTAAAGGGTGCTGCTGAAACATCAATTACTAATTTTTCTTCTCAATTTGTTGATTCCTTAGATACAACGCATATTAGACTTGATTGTTATAATAATGGCCCAGCTTATGGCGTTTTAATGCAACATATATTCATAAATGGTGGCAAATATGGAATACATCAAACTGGCTGGATGGAAATGTTGATAATGCAGTCTGGAGAAATTGTTGGACAAGAAATATGTATTCTTTGCGATTCATCTGCATCTCTTATACCATCTGTTCCACCGGGTAGAAATCCTGTTTTAAATGTTGAATCACTTCATTTAAATGGAAAAGAATGGGGGCTAAAAATAATTCAATGGGATGCAGTAATGTTAAGAAACTTGCAATTGTATCATGGTGTGGGTGGAGGAACTGACGTTAATGGAGGAAACATTAGTATCCAAAAAAGTAGAATTTTATCAGTTATTGGATGCACGTTTGATAGCCCATTAGCTTTGCCAATTGAAGATTTTGGATTGTCTTTAAAAGAATGCAATGAATTTATTATTGCAACAAATATATTTAGAAGAAACACACGAACAAGTCTATATATAGAAGATTGCTATCAAGGTAAAATAACATCAAACAATTTCCTGCCAGACCCAAACACAAATTATGGTATATATGTTCAAAACAATATTTCACCAACTACATTTAATAAAATAAGAATAACAGATAATTCATTCGTCCATTATGGATATGGTATATTCATTCAATCAGCCCCATCTGACTTTGATGTATTAAATAATAATTTTGATGATATTGCTGGAGTTCCAATCTTACTTGGTTCACCTGTAAATATAGGACAGCAAATTTCAATTCAAGGAAATAAAGCACTTGCATGGCAAAGAAAAACTTTAACAGATAATAGTGCAACTCCAAGTGTTAGCGGAGCGCAAGAAGGGTTATGCAATCTTCAAAATACAAATCCTACAACAATTACTAACTTTACTGATGGTTATCCATGCCAAGAACTTGATATTAGAGCAAGTAATGGCAACACAACAATTCAAAATAACGCCAATATTATTTTGCAAGGTGGAGTTAATTTTACTATGGTTAGTGGAAATATATTGTTTCTTAAAAAAACAGACTCTGGCTCAAATAATTGGTATGAAACTGGAAGATTAACATAATATATGAGCTACTGCACACCATGCCCACCATGCGACACGAACTTTCCGTTGTTGTGTGAACCACTTGAATAATATGCCATACACATCCAAAAAAGTAAGTTTGCCAGAGGGCTTTGTTGACCTTGGCGAAGAAATGAAGCCAATGACGGCTATTGAAATTGAGCGCGAACCTGCTTCCGTTCACTATCCTTCTCTCTATTTTAGCAATGCTAAAGAGTTGATGGATTTTCCAAAAGAAGGAACTGCTGTCATTCACTTCAAGAAGGTCATGGAGAAGAAAGAAACAATCATGCGCGATGGCGAAGAAAAGAAATGCTATTGCGTAGAACTTGAAATCCACGGCATCAAATCCAATGGCAAATCCAAAATGGAGCCAATGATGGAGGAAGAAGAGGACGATGAGGACGCTATCGAAAAAGGCTTGAAAGAAGCCGAGGGCGAAGAGGAAGAAACCGAAGAAGAATACGAAGATTAATTTTATGGCACAAGACAAAACCATGCCTCCAACCGAGGCTCCAACACCAACACCAGAAGCGATGCCGGGGGAAATGGCCGCACCAACTCCTGACATGGCTGCCCCCGCTGGCGGCAAGGTTATGGTTCAAATGCCATCTGATGCGTTTGATTCTATTTATACCCTCGTTAGCCAACTCCAATCTGGTCTTGAAACCCTCAAGGCTGAAGTTGATGCTCAAAAGGGTGGAGAAGCCGCTGCTGTTGCCGAAGAAATGGCCCCAGAGGCTGTTGCAACCGCTGAAGACGAAGAGTTTCTTAAATCACTTGCGGCAGAAGGTTCGATGCGATAATGTCGCGCCATGTTTGTATCGCAGATTTTCGATGAGTGCGCTGGGATTTTAGGGACTACTGACAACAGTAAGATATTTCGTAAAATTCAGCAGGCAGTAGCGACATTGATGGAGTCTGGTCACTGGACTCACTCTGTCGCTGATGTTGATGTATGCACGGGCTGGGATCGTTGTTCTATCACGCTTCCTCGCAATATTGATGTTCCTCTTGCAGTCAACATTGATGGCTCTCCGACCTACTTCCGCAATCGTCTATTCCAATACCATGTAAACAAAGGCGGAATGTTTAATTCCGTTGAGTGGGCATGGGATGATCGTGGATATGTTGCGACACTCATGGACATCATTCAGCCGTCACAGCTTGTCGCTGTTGCTGAATTGGAGAATGATGTTGGCAAGACTATTCGCGTTCTTGGAACTGACCAAAACAATCGCACTCTTCGTTCGCAACTTGCGAATGGAACTGGTGTCGATGGTTTGCTTATTCCGATTCACTCACAAAGCGATTTTGCGTATGGAACGATTACTCCAGATGATGCTACTGTAAAGACCCGTAGCGTTGCTATTACGCCAATCAATCTGTTTACAAGCACAACTGCTCATGGATTGTCTTCTGGTCAAGGAATGAGCGTTACAGCGGCTGGAACGATTCCTGTAGCGTTGGAGAATGGGCAGACATACTACATTGGCGTAATTGACGCATACACAGTCCAGCTTTTCAATGATCCGCTAAATGCTCAAGCATTGGATTATCCAATCAATCTTCAGAGCATTGTTGGTGCTGGTAATTTAACATTCAAAGATAGCCGCGAATCACAGGTTGTAACTGCCCTACAGCTTTCTCAAGCACCAGAATTTACGCTTGATACTGCGAATCAGATTACCTTCCCAACTGGTCAGTCACTACCTGCTCCATTAAAGTCTGAAACGACATACTATGCGAATGCCGAGGACTCCACGCATTTGACAGTATTTGAGACAGAGAATGATGCTAAAAAGAATATCAATCCAGTTTATACTACTGGAACAACTGGCCCTGTTCCTCCTGCTCCGGGGACTCTGAATGTTGATATTCGTAAAAAGATTGATCCGCAGACAACACTTACTTTCTCTGTTCGTCATTACTACAATGACGGAGATCAAGTCCAAGCATTTACAGCATCTGGAAATCTTCCAAAGCCACTCATTGCGAATCAGAACTACTTTGTAAATGTTATTGATCCATTTACTATTTCACTTCACGAAAACCAAGCTGATGCTCTTGCATCTACTCCAACGAGCCTTGTAAATCCTATTGTCCTTAAAGACTCTGGAAGTGGAACAAATTCTATCGTCAAGCTAATTACTGCTACTTCTACAACTGGAACATCTTCTCAGATTACCGCGCCGGGGCTTAATATTCCAACTCCTTCTGGTTCTGGAGCGCAGTTTCAAGCGGTTGTAGTTGGTTCTGTGGTTTCTGTGGCTGTTACCGCTGGCGGCTCTGGATATTCATCTCCTCCAGCCGTTACATTTTCTGATCCTCCAACTCAGCCTGCTGGTAGCACGATTGCTACATCTACTGCTACTGGATACGCTATTCTTGTATCTGGGGCTGTAAGCCAAGTTGTCATTACAAGTGCTGGTCTTGGATATGTTAATCCTCCAACTGTATCGTTTGACTCTGGTGCGGCAGCGGCAACAGCAAGGATTCAGACATCGTTTGTTTCTAGTTTCAAGAAAATCTCTGGTGGCTTGAATTATGCTGAACCTCCTCAAGTAAGAATTTCTGGAGGTGGAGGAACTGGAGCAACCGCTACAGCAACTATCAACAATGCTGTATTGAGCGTTTCAAGCCTAACCACCGCTGGTTCTGTTGCTACCGCTACAACATCTGCTCCACATGGATATAGCGTTGGTCAGTCAGTAACAATTACTGGGGCTACTCCAAACGCATACAACGGAACTAAAGTTGTTACATCTGTTCCCCTGACTACCACCAGCGTAACTGGCATTACTCGCTCTGGAAGTGTTGCTACAGCGACTACAGCGACCCCTCACAACTATTCCACTGGAGATGTTGTGACTGTTAGCGGAGCAAGCCCTGCTGGATATAATGGAACTTTTGTTATTACTGTTTTCTCTAACCCTAACGAGTTTACTTATAGCGTAGCCTCTACGCTAACCACTCCTGCAACTGGAACAATTATATCAAGCGTTCCCGATCCTACTGGAACTACATTCCAATATGCAATCGCATCTGGAACAGCTTCTCCCGCGACTGGAACAATTACTGTATCTTCTGGAGAAGTAATAGAGTTGAATATCATTACTAGTGGAACTGGATATACTTCAACTCCAACTGTAACAATCACTCCTTCTACTGGCGTATTTGTTTCATTTACATCAACTGGAACATTGCCAGCACCATTGGTTTCTGGAACGGCGTATCGTGCTGAAGCACCGCTTAATACTTCTACTGGAAACTTCACAGTAAAGGGTGCTGACTTCGGTGATGTAAATATCACATCTTCTGGAACTGGAACATTGTATGTATCATTGTCTCGTGCATTTAGCGTGACATTCAACAACAATTGGGAAGGTGACTTTACAAATCTCGTTACTGGACAAGAATTGTATTTTGGAACTGATTATCTGCTTCCTAATACAAACCCATCTATTGATAATGGAGTAACCCCATTTTATCTAAATAGGATTAATAATACTACTGGCAAGATTTACGATAGCTTGGTTAATGCAAATGCTGGTGGATTAACTGGTCTTATTACGATTACTTCATTCGGCTCTGGTCAGTCTTACTACGCATTGAGGAAATCATTCCGTTCTTTGCCATTCAACAATTTGATTATCCCAAGCGAGATTGAGTATCTTAACGAAGACGAGATCGTGCGATTCTCTACAACAAATACGCTTCCTTCTCCGCTTCTTGCCTCTACCGACTATACAATCAAGTTAGAAGGCAAATCGTTCAAGGTTTATCTTGGATCAACATTGCAAGTTTTAACCACTCCGGGGACTGGTCAGTTGAGCCTAGATATTATTCGCACATTCAATGTCTCTCCATCTACAAGTATTGATGCCGACCAAGCCCACTTCAATACTGGTGATGCCGTTGTTCCTCGCGCCAAAGAGGGCGATGTATTGCCAACTGGATTGACTTCTGGAACGACATACTACGCTCGCAGGCTAGATAACAATTCATTTGAGCTTTACGACACGCTTGCACACGCCAAAAACACATCGTCAACTACTGGACGCAGGACATACACGACAACTGGCGAGACTGTAGAATCAACATTCTTTATTGATTCAGTAACATTGCCAACATTTGTGAAGTCTGTATCGCAAGTCGATAAGCCAATTACTGAAGGATATGTGTCGCTTTACGCTTACGATTATGGCCGCAGTAATGACATGACTTTAATCGGTCAATATCATCCATCTGAAGTCAATCCTCAATACCGCAGGATTCGCATTGGCAAGCCTTGTGCATGGGCTAGGATTTCTTATCGCATCCAGACTCCAAGCATCACTAGCATCTACGACTTCATCCCGCTAGAGCAAGAGCGAGCAATCATCACTGCTGTTCACGCTTGCGATTTGGAAGATAAAGATTTCGCTGATCAATCAGCTCGATACTGGCAGATTGCTTTTTCATATCTCAAGAATCAGCAAGAGAGCATTGATGGTCATGCAATGTCAGTCCCGCAAATAAATGCGATCACATATGGTGATACGACTGACCCAGTAATGTTCTAATGAAAAGCGCACAGATAACTTCAGGAAGAGAAGTAAAAGTTTCTTCTGGTTGGATTCTTGGTGTCAACTCAGTAAGGAATCCATGGGCATTGCCAGATAACCAGATTAAATGGGCAGTAAATTGTTCTGTTCGTGGTGGAGTTGTCCAGACTAGGCCGGGATACTCAATGCGTCTCTCGCTTCCTCAAGGCAATTTCCAAGGAGGAATCTTTTTCTCGTCAAATAAGCAAGCAAGCGCATCAGACACAATCGTTCAAAATGGAGTTGCGAAAACAATTCCAGCGCAAATCTACAATCCAGATGGCACAACATCTGTTGCTGATGAATTGCCGTTTGTAGTGTTCGCAGTTAACGGAAATGTTTACTACTCGCCATTCCCCTTGACTCAGCCGAAAAACTGGGAGGATTATCGACTCAAAAATATCAAGCTAGACCCAAGCGTTGACCAGTTCGTTTTCACTCTAGCAACGCAAACCGCACAAGTTTCAACTGGTGGTGATGTCACAGTAACCCCATCGCATCGTATCGTTGTAATCCAAGATGGCATCTCTGCTCCTGCCTATTGGGATGGATCGAATACAACAGGAATCCAAACAACTTCAATTCCAATTGGATATTGGATGGCATTTAGCGGAAATCGACTTTGGGTTGCATCAAAGAACATCGTTCTAGCATCTGATTTAGGTGATCCAACTTCATTCACGGAACGACTGACTGGGACTGGCCGTG